TCCGTATTCCCCGTTATCTGGTATAATATTATTGTGGCCATCAAAAATCGGGCGATCCCTGAAGTGTAAGACCATCCGTCTGATTGGTTCAATTGATTGAAATAGGCATTCCATGCTTGTTCGGCCATCTGCAACGCCTGGTAATTCCCATATTTCGCCAGCAACGCCAGCGCATAAATTATCTCGCCCTCATAATAATCCTCTCCCCAATTAGAATACCACCAACGATTTGGAACCGTTGACGGCTCATACCATGTAAAGTTCGAGGGGAACATATCATTAACGATAACGTTTGGGTCAACCAAATAGTCAACTGATGGTATCATGAAAAAGCCGAAGATTCCTCCATATGGTGCTCCATTGTTTGCAAACGCTATTTCGACCCAATGGAAGTACCCAGGAGGCGAATACATGTTTTTACCGACATAGATTGTATTACGAACTTGAACAGGGTCGCCCATATAGGCGCTGAACCCTAAAGTGTCAACATACGGATTATTGGAACCTGCCATGGGAAATATAAATAATAATTGATACGCACCGATCCAATTCGGCGCATATTTTGTCGACAGAAGGAACCATTTTCCGAAATACCCATTCAGGTAGGCCCACGAGACGTTGTTAAGATTTTGATAGTTTTTCAATATTCCTGAAGGGGTTTCCATAAACGAATACCCTGATCCGATCGTGTCCAGCCAGTTGAGTCCAACGTATATCCAAGACCCGTTTACAGGATCAGAAACGAGAACTTCGATTGCGTCGCCCTGTCCTAGAATGTAGGCTATCCAAAATGTAGCGCCCAGTTGTGCACTGGTCCAGCTTTCGTTAAACACAGCATAACTTCCGTAATAGTTCACCGCGAACTTTGGTCCATATGTTGTCGGGTAAACTGTACTGATACTGCCTACATAAACCCCTGTGTTCCCGGTCTGAGAAGAAGATGAACCCGGAACCATTAATCCTATTCCTATCAGTAATGGTGTATTGGCAGTCGTTCCCAAGTTCCAATATTTTGGGTAAACCGACGACGGTACGGAAACAACGACCTCATGCCACACCCCGTCGGCGTTGAAATAGACCGGCATATCCGTCAGCACAAGGGTCCCAGAAGTGGAATTCATCCAAATGAATAGTAGGTAAACCCTATTGATCGAGAATGAATTTAGGTACAACGATATATTGAAATCGATAAACTGGCCCAAATAGTTGTATTGTCCTAGTTTTCCATTATAAATATACATCGGGAGATAATGGGGCAATATATTTACGATAGGAAAATTATATTGCAGCTGCTCGGTGCTAGAGGTAAACAGAGCAGGCCCCGTTAGATTCAAATAGGTTTTCGCTGAATTTTCGATTTGTACAATCGAATTATTCGTTAATGTTATAGGAGTTATCGACTCCCATGGCGGGTTCTGTCCTCCAGTTCCAGCAAACGACCCATCAAGAATAGGGTTTTCCAACCCGTTTTCGATACTTACCTGGACTCCATCAGGGTACTGAACCACATTTCCCCATAGCCATGCGACGACCAGTGTGGGATTATAATAGGTCCTGACGCTTAATGTCCCATCTAATGGATTACCTACTATATAATAGAACCCATTCGTATATCCAGACAATCCGTTAATGTTTACCGGCTGAACCGGGTTCAACGAATATTCAAACCTTTTTACGAACAAACCATTAACATCCCCCTGTTGAAGGAACTGAAGGATATTATTAACGTAAGTACTATAGCTCTGCCACCATGGTGCTATACTTTCAAGGAATTTGGCGTTGTCATCTGTCCAGAAACTCTGATTGATGCTAGGGGCTTCATGGAAAGCATAGATTCCTATAGGACTTTTAGACCATAATTGGCTGATTTCAGCATTTACTGCGTCGGAAACATAAAGAGGCGGAACAGCAGATGCCGCCGTCGCATTTAGATTAACGACCAAGCCGGAAGTTAATTCCAGAATAACGAAAGTAAGAAGGGTAATGGAAGGAAATCCTTTTTTCCTCATTCCTCCTCGACTCCTCCAATTTGGTTCATTATAGTTCTTGCCCCAATTATTGCCACTATAAAAACAAATATAAAAATTATATAAAATGGTATGAGACCGAAGAAGCTTGTTAGAAAGATTGAGACCGCTCCGAATATTACCAATCCCCCGGCTCTCATGAATTTCCAGCCCAATGCCATGAAAAACAGAATTATAATGGACCCTATTACCCACGAAACCCATGGTGGTAAATTGAAATTAAAACCCTGGCCCACCTGGTTTTGGACAACCGGAGAAGAAGAGTTCGTTGGAACCGTTTGCGGAAATATTTGAAACACTGAATAGTTCTTATTGACCCAAACGATGTCAATATATTCGACGGGCGAATTGATTACTGGAACTCTTGCATATCCTGTTCCGTTAGGAAAAGTATATCCCTCCGCTACCATAGTTAAATTATTGAGAGAATTCCCTACGAAAATCGCGTATGGCTGCGGGGTTCCGTTAGTGGGGCTGAATTGGAACTCGAGATAGAAATATGAGTACGCGGGTGGGTTGACCGAAGGCAGAGATACGATATTGATATTATAATAGCCTAGGCTGGTCAGTGCAAATAGAGGTATCATTAATAACGATAACAAGACCAGGCGTTTCATCAAATGGAAAAACTGTCACGCCAAATTATTCTTTTCTGACGGTTCTCATGCGACTCCTAATGATTCCTTTTGATGCGATAAACGGCTCAAATAGACCTTGAGGACCGCACGCCGGACCCTGGTGTACCGCTCTAATTCTCTTGGTTTCAGGAATTAACCCTACAAGGATGAAGGGGTTTTTGAATTATAGCAGCAAGCCCCCACGGCACCGTAAACAGGGTAAAAACGGTTTTAACCCTGAGGGGGTCCGGTCCGTTTCTCAGTTTTTGGGTCCTCCTAGGGAGGTAAAAGCGTATTTAACCCTACTAACGAGGGTTTTACGTGTCCTCGAGGGCGAATTTGCGGGTTAGAGACAAGATCTTGATCGTCCTGTCGAGGAAGCACTGTCTTAGCCTCGAGGAATTAGAACAATATACCAGCGTGAGACGCGAGGTCCTGAAGGTCTATTTGAGCCGACTCGCTAAAGATGGGATAATCACGAGGAGTTGGGGGAGTTTTGGAGGGAAGAAGTATCGGAAGTATTGTCTCCGGACCAGTATAAAGGAGGAGTTAGGGGTTGAGTGAGGATCCCGGACGGTCCTGAAGGCTTTAACCCCCGGTTAAGAGTCCCGGGCGGGAGCGCTCCGTTTGAGGTTTATCCTCCAAGGTCAATCCGAATCGGATTAAACTGGGGAGTTAAATTGGATAAACTCCACAGTTTAATGAGAAAAATTCAACTAGTACGTATTACTACTACTGGGGTTGCCTGGGAAAAGGTTGAATGGAAAGCCTAGGCCCAGGGGGCCCGTGAATGGCATGAGGCCTTAGAATTTTTCTAAAATAGTGGAAATTCAATTAGCGATAATCTAGTGTAAACCTAGCCTTACTAGAAGATCGTAGAATTGAAAACAAAGTAGGGCTAAAGTTGTCTCAATTCCTGGGAGTTGTAGTAGTAATATATCATATCTCTTCCAAATATCTTTGTCTCTTTTTAGAAAAACGGGGATTTTTGCGTTAAACTGGGGAGTTTAATCGATTTTTTGCTTACCTTTTAGTGGGATTAATTGAAATAAACTGGGGAGTTTAACGGAGCTTTGAATATTTATTACTAAAATGAGAAAAAAGGGCGATAGTGTTGAACGATCTAAACAGCTCGTCCTTAAACCGAGAGGGAAGACTCTAGCCTGGCCTTCCTATTCCGCCAAACATATAGGATATTGGCTTGCACCAATTCCCTCAGTATTTCATTAATATCATATATGGAGATGTGCAAGACCCTGGCCAGCAGCTCGGCCACAGGTTCGTTCTGGGATCCCTGGACGTAGGGGTTCCCCGAAAGTGCCTTGTCCACAAAATATTCAATGACTTGTACCGTTTCTGGATCTGGGTCCCTGCCCAGGAACCTCTTGAACCTCGCCTTGGCCTTAGCTATAATGAAGTCCCTGCCTTTGAACGAATACCGCTTGAGGATGTTGGAAATCAGGGATTTGAATTTCTGGGATATTGAATAGATATTCCTCCGGCCAAATTTGGAGATCGAAACAATTCCTTTGAGGATCCAGGGCTTCAGCATAGGAAAAACCTCGCGGGAATCCGTTTCCATGATTTGGGCCAGCTGGTGGGCGAAGGAGTTCCCGTTCTCCATCAGGAACGCAAAAGCATTTATAACCCTGGGTGATCTAACTAAGATTGAACCGTCGCTCCATCCGTCCAGTCTGGCTCCAGCCTTAATCATTTGGGCCACCCCCGGCCCACCTCATTAATGATTGTTTCCTCCTTATGATTTCCCCTTTTATGTCATATATTTTCTGAAGGAGCTCCTCTTTCATGGTAAACTCCCCAGTTTATCGTTTGTACTTTCTTTCATATCACACGTGTCGTATGTCGAATATATAAATATGTTTGTACGTGGCGCGTTGCCTTTTCGCATACAATCATTTATATTAGTAAGTATATTAGTAAGTATTCATAGTGTTATTATATGGTACGTGTCGAATTATCGAGCATTCAGCAAAGGGTACTCATTTTCTTGCTTGATAATGAAGGAGCTACATTTAGAGATATATATGGAAGGACGGGAACTAATCCAAACGCGGCGAAAAAGGCTATAGATGAATTAATAGAATTAGGCTTAATTTATGACAAAAGAGAGGTCGCATACCCAAGAAGAAGATTCATATATTTGACTGACCACGGAAAGGAGGTCGCCAGAAAATTAAAAGAGATAGTAGATATAATAAATGGGAATAAACAGCTACAAGAACTCTCAGTTAGTGCTTAATATTTAATATTTTTCTTTTAGTTCCGTATTTATTCTCTAAAAATATTATAAGAGACAGACCTCCTTCCTCCTAAGCTACGCTGTACGTAGCAGAAAGATTTTTATACTTGCTACATATAGCGTAGCAATGAGACAGATGGCGGTGGTTGTGTTGGCGAACCCCCCAGTTGAAGGGAAGGAAGAGGAGATAGTTCATCTTTTTTCCAAAATTGTCGAGGGCCTGAGCCGGGAAGCGAGGAAGGAGTTTGCCGAAATATTCAGCGAGGACCTGAAGGGCCTGATCTCCCCGACAGCTGTTAGCAAAGCGAAACACGGAAAGATCCACTTATCGAATAAGACGATCATCAACGTAATCATCGCTAGCCCTCGGGCAAGGAAATGGGTCCTGAGGAAGGCCAAGGAGGAGGCTATGAGGACGCTGGAGCTGGTCGAGGATCTCGAGAAGAAGGAGAAGGAGCTGACCCTTGAGGATTGGGAGGAGGTGGAGGAGGAATGACCAAAAAACTCGGCGCTTCAGTAGGATCCTCGTGTGGCTCGAGAGGTGACAATTAATGCTGAAGGTCGTCGCCTTCAAAATTGAGGAAGAGCTATTGAAGGAGCTCGACCTGTTTGCGATGAACCACAGGCTCTATAGAAGCGAGGCGATCAGGCTGGCGATTCAGAAATTCTTGGAGGAGGGGAAGAAGAGTGGCTGAGGCCCCTAGAGCGAGATTAATCATAGAGAAATATTATTACGGCTTTCGATTCTACTTCGACGACCCGAACGACAAGAGGTCCTGGTTCGTCAAGCACAACTACGGGAAGCCTATGTTGTTCACGTTGGTCGAGGAGGAAGATCGCCAGGCCGTCCGCGTCGTTGACGAGTCCTATGCCAACGCTGGCGTGGGGGACTTGTGCGGTCTTCTCATAATGATATCGATGCACCCGAGCGAAACGATAGAAGCCCTCCTCGGCGAAAAGGTGCAGATCGGCGAGGTGATAATTAGGGACTATATCGAATGGCGGGGGAAAGACTTCGAGAGCTGCAGCATCAGGGAAATGGTCGAGCCGAAGGACGCTTGGGTAGATTGGGAATAGAAAAATGCGGGGAGAGGGAGATGAACGTTAGCGAAATCATCAGGGAGAACGAGGATCTACGGAGGAGGTACATAAAAGCCAAGGACGCTATCGCCAAGCTCGAGCGAAAAATCGAGAAGCTCGAGAAGGAAAATAAAGCCCTCAGGAAACAAAATGAAAAGCTCAGGAAGAAGAATAAGATCCTAATGAGGGCCATTGAGATTGCCGCCCAAATTAAGGACTCTGGCGCTCAGACCCAGCACCTGAGGGCGGTCCTGGAGAAACTGAGGAAAACTGGGGAGTTCAAGGGGTGAGAGCATGGTGTACCTCGATCCCAAATCGAGCAAAATGCTAGAAGTCAAATGGGACGATATCGATGTTGAGGGCATCTGGTGCAAAGAGTGCAACGTGCTTTTGGGGGAAATCGAGATGTACCGGAGAAAAAGAGGCTTTGCGCTCGGCAGTTGCAAGCACTATAAATGGGAGACGGAGAGCGTGCGGTGTTTCGACGACCCCGACATGTACAGGGAGTATTGCAGACACGACCCAGAGTACGTGAAAAAGATGAAGAAAAATTTCGTAATAAGATTCGTCAAGCCCGACAACATCGACTATTACGACGTGTTAGTCCCGCGAGGGGATGAGGAGGTTAGGGGGTGAAGCTCGTGGAGTTGCAGCAGCTGCTCATGAACGAGCGATCCTCGGAACCTAGACCCCGTTTCCCGAGGTCTGCAACGACCTAAACGAAGAGCTTTCGGGTTGAATTTTTTGCAGGATTTCTTCTATTTCATCGAAGAGCCTTTCAATCGCATTATATCGTTTGTCCATATATCTCTTTAGGACGTCTTCGGGCACCTCTAAATAGAAGTCGTCAATCGCTTCCTTCTCGACCGCGGGTACGAAATCTCCCGTCGAATTCCTTTTAAAATCGGACTTGAAAAGCCAAGCCCTGGCTCTCCGAACCCCTGCTTTCGGCCCCTTCTTTTCGGTGCCGTTTTTCGTGATCTTGATCTTCTTCCACGACTTTTCCCTCAGGAAGAAGGAAATGTCGTTGGGAGATGGCGTCGTGAAGATAACGGCCGTCACGAGCGTCCTTATGAGAGCATAGATCTTAAAGAACGCTTTCTGGACGTCCGTATACCAATAATATTTTGAGAACCAAATCGACGCGTCGTCGAAGATGACAACGGGGATTTTCGACCTCTCGTGGAACGCCTGTTTCAGGAGCGGGATAGACTCGGGTAATTCGAAAAAGAGCCTGTCGAGGGCTGTCTCCCAAGGGTTGTCATACCCTAGCTTCTCGTAGACTTCCTTGGCGACGATCAAGGAATAAGTCGTTTTCCCGCTCCCCTGCTTCCCAAAAACCAGGGCTGAAATGAACCCGTCCCTCTTGTACTCTTTAAGGATTTGTTGGGTAAGCCAGAGGGTCATTCCTCCTCCTCCACGTCTTGTTGACCATAACCTAATAATTGCTTGAAAAGGCTCTTGTTTACGTTCTCCCTAACCTGGCCGCTACTAACTCTCAGGACCCTTAAGATGTCCCTACGACCCCTTCCTCCCTTGCTCACCAGATAATATTTGAGCTTGTGCGCAAATTCGGCCAGCTCGTTGACAGGTTCTTCGCCGAAGTAGGTCGGGAGCCTCGCGAACTCGAACGCCGTCAGGATTAGCGAAATCTGGCTTCCCGAAAGATAAAACATAGTGTCCCTGGGTTCTACAAGTTCGGTAATTGCACGATTCGTTACAGTGTAAGGGTTCTCGATCTCTTGCAATTCGTCTTCGTCTTCGTCTGGCTCATTGATTATTAGTGCCTCCAGTTCTGCAAGCTTTTTCTTTAATTCATTGTTCTCTTTTTGTAATTGGTCATTGTTTTTCGTTTTCTTGGTAGCCATTCAGGTCACCTTGAGGTCGCAGTAGGATACGGGTTTACACTGTGTGTAATTGTTGTGTTTGCTGCATGCTGAGATAACAAGTTCGTCAGATTCATGTTCGCGATACCGAAGCCTATTGCGAGACCAATTCCAATTCCGGCCACGGCCCCAAGGACCAACATCAAATAATCAGGGCCGTTTCCAACCCTCGCCAACGCCTCGAAGAATTTGGTCTTTATGATCGAATGCATGATTTGAGGAGCGTTCAGATTTCTGAGCGTTAATTGTTTTATTTTCTCGTCGATTGCCAGATCGAGAGTATAGGGGTAGTCTGGAAGTACGAAGTGAACGGCAACGAATTTTTTGCCAAATGGGAATTTACTCCTTTCAAGAAGAAGCGGCTCGCCACCGAGGATCCAGGCCTTTCTCAGCTTCCGATTTTCAAGCATTAGGTAGCCCTGGTTCTCGACCAGTTTCGCCCTTCTCAGAAACATCAATTGTAAACCGTCTTTGGACTGTTGTAGTAACGCCACATAATGCTCGGCTGTGAATAATCTACTGTTAATCCATTTCTTAATAATCTTAATTTTGACGTCGATCTTTTCCTTCTTGTATTTCTTTTTCTTCTGAGAAAGTTCTGCCTTTAGTTGTTCAAACTGGGCTCTTTTGATTTCGAATTCTCTTTTCTCGTATACCTTGTATAATTTTCTAAGGTCTTTGCCGTCCGTTATATGTTTTTTCGCTTCCTCGTATTTTTGTTTCAGTTCCTCTAGAGTTTGGGCCTTTCTGAGCTCTTCTTCCCATATACTAAGTAGTTTTCCATCACTCATTCGGAACCACCCCCCTGATCAGATGTGGAAATGCACGCAGAAGATTAACAGTGCAGCTCATCAGATCCTCTCCTCCTTCACCCAGTTAATGAAAAACCCTAGGTTCACGAGTCCTAGCAAGAGAGGAAATACCGCCAAATAGAACGTAGATGAAGAGAATTGAATGTCCGTATAGTTCTGAACGAAAACTAGAAACCCGATTACTCCTAAGAATGTGGCCATTAAATTGATCAGATGATTTTTTGAGAGGAGACCGATTGCAGGGAAAAGGATAGAAATAACATAGACCACATCGCCTAATGCAGCCATCAAAAGAAAAAAGAACTATCTTATATATATGTTATCGCCGATGCATTTGTTTTAAGCGTTTCGCCAAATATAGAGCCGCTAGGAGACTTATCCTCCTTTCTTTAGGCATTCTTGCATGTTTAACGTGGCGAATCGCCATGTTCAGATATTTCATTTTAATATCTCCGTTTTTCGTGAACGCCTTCTTACCGTAGAGCCTCATTATATATCGGTGAACCCTTCCTTTTCGTTTCACCGCTTTTCGGATCCAGCGTGACATCAGTCCTCACCCTTGTATATCTTATATACGATGAAAGCGGGTACGAGAATCAATATAAGGAGATAGAATATCGGGACCAGTGACACGATCTCAGCGTTATTGGGCCCTACATAATTGGGGTTGGATACTGTCGTCGTTGTTGTCGTATTTCCCGAAGTAACGGTTTCAGTTATGGTAGGCGATGAAACGTTGTTGACTGCCATACTGATAACCGGAAACAGCGCAACACCGATTATTATGAAAAGAACCAAAAAAAGAACTGTCTTAACGTCTGTTCTAATTTTGCCCACCCCCTAATCTTTATAGATCTTGTACGCCACTACGGCGGGCACGATTATGAGGACTAAGATGTAGAATAGCGGTACCAACTGAAGGAGCGTCGCATTAGTGCCGGTAACCGTCGGGCTCGAGCCGCTGGTCAGGCTATTGACCTCGCTAGTGATGACGGGCAGAAGCACTATTCCTATTAATATGAATATGAATAGACCGATCAGAAGTCCGACATTGATGTTGCCCGTGCCCTTCCTGAACTTGGGGTTTGACTTGGCTACCTCGACGAACTTCACGGCGGACCTGACGATGTTGCCGTCCCACACCTGGTAGAAGATTTTGATCGCCTCCTCTACCTGTTCCTCGTCAAACATTTCGAACGGGTTCTTCGCTACTCTCAGGATGTTGCCAATGCTGAACATCCCGGGCATGCCGATCCTTATTTTCATATTCGGTCGGTGATTGTTTGTTGTTTTGCTTAATAAGTCCATCAAGTTCTGAATTCAGGTTCCGAATTTGTTTTGTATTTTCTTTGATTTTTGCATAAAGTGTTCGGCCTTGTTTGTAAAGCTCGATATACCCTTCCTGGTTCAGGACTCGTAAGTGACGAAGAACTGTCGCGTAACTTAAGAGGAGGGTATGTGATATAAGTGACGCGGAAAGTATATAATTTTCTGCGATGAGATCGAGGATCTTTTTCCTCAGGATTATGGCCCTTATAGAATTAGCGTTGTATACCGTCATGGTCCATACCCTCTAATGAGCTTTACGACTTCCCAAATGAGGATGAAATTGATTATGACGGCGAAAACGAGAAGGAACGGTCCGACTACGGGTGCTGATGCCAATAAGGTCATCGATGCTGTGAACACGTTGAATATGAAAACCACTACTGAGAAAACCGTCGTAACAATCCAGATAAGCCAATCAATGAAATAAAATAGAGGCCACAGCCATTCCCACGATATCGAGCCGATCGATAGGTTCCACGTTATATTAGCCTGTTGTTGTGCCTCTTGGACGGTCGGAGGAGAAGAAATATTAGGCGGCTGAATAGAGGTGAAACTTGCCATCAAGATCGCTAAAATCATGTCGAACAAGATAGCATAGATGACGAGCTTAGTCCCCACTTTTCTCGCCTCCGTTTATTGAATAGAACAACATAAACAGAGAGATCGCACCGATTAGGTAAACAATATAAATTGGCCATAGTCCAAGTGCCCATAGGACAACCACAGCGGTAAGGCTACCTAGCGTGGTTATTGTCTTGTTTCTAGTAAATAGGTATACCAGCCCTACAAAAGTAAAATACACAACGAACCCGAAAAGCTCGAGATCTTGTGGTGATAGGTAAATCCCTGGTAATCCACTAAGTGGCGAATTTAGGGTAAAAGTCGACGTATTGAGACCTACATTTTGGGACGTCTGGTTTGCTGGGTTAGGTACTATAATAATGACGTTAGAACCTACTCTAGCGTAGCCTTGTACAATTAATACCTGATGGTTGGCTTCGTAGTTCGTATAATTTCCATTAATAAGCACATTGAAATTAGTTATGGAAGTTAGAAACCATAATTGAAACTGGTTCCCGTAATAAGAATATAGATAGATCTTTAACGCCGTGCCGTTCCATGATTGATTCATTATCCAATCTTCTTGCGGCAATGACGCCCAGAAGAGCTGCAAGCCTGACGGATCCCACGTGAAGACATAGTCTTCCGTAGCAACGTCGCCCCATGGCTGTGTCTCGCTGTTAATCTCATTGCCCGATGATACATAATAATCATAATACATAGGATAAGTATAGGCAGCCCTTTGCCACGTTCTGCTGATGGCTAACGAGGCCAAAGTATTGTTGCCTATAGCATCGGCGAATTCGCTTACCAGTTCTGATTTATAAGTGAAAAAGTCCGCGTCAACGGATGTATAAGAGGAATAGGCCCATAGCCTATAAGTTACAGGGGCTCCGGAAACTCCTATGCTATATGTCGGAGTAGGCACCTCACTGTAGTGGATCGCTTGCTCCACGAGCTCTGCATCAGCTAGGTAAGTTTGGTTTCCAGTTGCATTGTATAACATCACAAGTGCTTGACCAGCCAATGCCGAAACATCAAGGAAATACGGCTGTGGCGGGAAGTTTCGAGACCCCGGATAGGGACTGTAGATGGGGGGAAGGGTGAATAAACCGTAGAACGGGTTCTTCCAACTCAGCGGAATTTTTACGTTGCTGGGTCCGTTCGTGCTATCAACCAAGAGGTAAACGGTTGTTTGGGCTTGGACTTTTAACATGACTATCAGGGTCGATCCGGGAGGTGCGTCCACTGTCGTACGAACAGGGAAGAAAATCGTTACTGGATAAAACGGAGGAGACCCAGAGTTCCCACCTGGATAAACCTGCCAATTATACAAGGTCGTAGTACCTAAGGTCTGTAGAACGTTACCGTTGTAGGCTATTTGGACCGATACAGTAATGTTTGCGAAAGTTGCCGTACCCCCACCATTAATATAAATCGTTGTGTTGAACATTCCGGTAACATTGGGAGCGTTCGACCAACCAATCGGGAGTTGACCCGTCCCATTGGTAAGGTAATAGATCCCGTACGAGGTATTCAGAGGAATATCTTCGAAGAAATCCACAGTAATTTGAGTACCCGAAATGACCGTACCTACGTCCATTTGAGGAGTTTCGTTTATGATAAGCCCGTACGTCGTAAACCCGTTTACCGTACCCACCGCATAATCTCTATGGTACCACATTGGTATGGAAACACATGTCCACTTACTCCGATTCTGCCACTGAAGAAGCCAGTCCGCTATTTTCGTATAGGCGTTCGAGAACTCCGTATTCCCCGTTATCTGGTATAATATTATTGTGGCCATCAAAAATCGGGCGATCCCTGAAGTGTAAGACCATCCGTCTGATTGGTTCA